GTTTCAAGAACTGCATCATTTGATGGTTTGGTTGAAGCTAGTATTTCAGTTCAAGGCAATGGTGCTTTAACAGCTAGCACTGTATAAAAATGAGCGTAATAGATAAGGCTAAAGCTCATTTTGATTCTTTGGAAATCAAAGAGATTGAAATACCTGAGTGGAGTGATGGAGAGAAGGTTCTTAAAATATATGCAAAGCCATTAACATTAGCAGAGATGTCTAAATTGCAGAAACTTGCAAAAGATGATGACGTAGCGTTGATGGCTTATTGCTTAATATATAAAGCCTTAGATTCTGATGGAGAAAAAGTTTTTGATCTATCAGACAAGCACACTATGATGCATGGTGTGGATAAAGATGTTCTTGCAAGAGTTGCATTAGAAATTATGTCAACTCCAAGCGTAGAAGAACAGGCAAAAAAGTAACAGAGGATAAGGACTTATTTGCCAGATACTATCTTGCTGAAATGTTGCACTGCACATTACAGGAGTTAGAGGAAAAGATGACCTTATCCGAATTTACAGGATGGATGGCATACTTGGAAGAAAAGAATAGGCAAATAAAAAATGGCAACTGATTATAAATTAAGAGTTAAAGCATCGGATCAAACTAAGGGTGCATTTAATTCTGTAAATAAAAATATTAACAGTACACAGTCAGCTATGAAAAAATTAGCTGGTGCTTTTGCTGGTGTTTTTGCTGTTAGGCAGCTTGTTCAATTTGGAAAAGAGTCTTTAGAGGTTGCAGATGCTATTGCTAAAACTGCTGATTCAATTGGTGTAAGTGTAGAATTTTTGCAAAGATATCAATTTGTTGCACAGCAAGCAGGTCTAAGCACAGAAGAATTTAACAAGTCTATGACAGTATTTGCCAAAATGACTGGCGAAGCTGCAACTGGAGTGGGCGAAGCAAAAATGGCTTTAGAAGCTCTTGGTGTTTCATTAACTCGATCAGATGGAAAAATGAAAACCACTGAAGAGCTATTTTTAGATTTCTTTAGAGCCACAGATAGCGTTGCAGAAGCAAATAAAAAAGCAGCATATTTTTCAGATGTTTTTGGTAGGGCTGGTGTTAAAAACACAGTTATGGCTAAAGAAGGAACTGCTGCAATGCAAGATATGGCTGAAGCAGCCACTGGTATATTTAGTGAAGAAAGTATTAGAAATGCTGAGAAGTTTAATGACACCATGAACAAATTGAATAGGCAGGTTCTTACCCCAATAAGAGATAAATTTATTGGTATTTTAGGAATGACTTTGGAGCTTGCTGAAAAAGTTGGGGTATTAGATTTTGAAGTAACAACCAAAAACCTTACTGAGCTTCGAGTCAAGATGGGGCAGCTATCAACCGACATGGCTGAAATCATGCAACAGATGAATCAACCAAATGCGAATATTGAGATGTTAAGTATGCAACTCAAAGAACTTATGGATTTAAGTAGCAGGGTTGGCAAAAGAATAAGAGCTTTAATGAATCAGGGTGAAGATGGCGAACAAAATGCAGTTCAAGCAGCTTTAGATGGTTATATAAGCTCTTTAGGAACAATAGAGGAAAGATTAGGCAAGGCTGCAACCACATCAATGAAAAAATTTGAAGATTCAATTATAAACACCTTAAAAACAGGAAAGTCTGGCTTTAAGGATTTTGCTGATTATGTAGTTGAGCAACTTTTAAGAATTGCTATACAAGAAATGATAATCAGCCCACTCAAAGGCACATTCTCATCATTCTTCTCAAAGTTCAGCTTTGATGGTGGTGGATATACTGGCATGGGTGCTAGAGCTGGTGGTGTAGATGGCAAGGGTGGATTTCCAGCTATATTGCATCCAAATGAAACAGTTGTGGATCATAGCAAAGGTCAAGCGATGGGTGGAACTACAGTCAATTTCAACATATCAACAGTTGATGCTGCTGGCTTTGATCAGTTGCTAGCATCAAGAAAAGGATTGATAACATCAATCATAAACAATGCCATGAACAATCAAGGCAAAATGGGGGTTGTATAAATGTCTGGTCAATTTCCAACAGACCCCAATTTTAGAACTTTAAATTTTAGAGATAACAGACCAACGCTTTTGAACCAGACTTTATCTGGCAAAAAACAAGTAAGACAAATAGGCTCACAATATTTTTCTTTTACAGTGGCAATGCCACCTTTACAACAAGAAAAAGCACAAGAGATATTTGCATTTTTACAAAAGCAAAAAGGTTCTTTTGAGGACTTTACTATACAAGCACCATTAGACAATTTAGGTGCAAGCAAATCAGAAACAGATATAGTTGTTAATGGAGCTCATACTGCTGGTGATAACACCATAGCGATTGATGGATTTTCACAAACAACTGGAGCATTAAAGGCTGGAGATTATATTAAATTTGCAAATCATTCTAAGGTGTACATGGTATCTGAAGATGCTGATGCATCAGGTGGAGCAGCCACAGTAACCATATCTCCAAATTTAGTAGCATCTCTTGCAGACAATGAAGCTGTTACTGTAAATAAACCTAGCTTTACTGTATATCTTGAAAACAATGAAATCATGTATTCAACTGATGCTAGTGGTTTTTACAGTATTTCATTTGATGTTAGAGAGGTTATTACCTAATGCCTAGAAGTCTATCTGCTGCTTTACAAACACAAGTATCATCCACAGCTACTAAAACAGCTTTTCTAGTTGAGCTCAATTTATCTACAGTTATAAGATTAACTGATTGGTATACAAACGTAACTTATGATTCTAATTCTTACGAAGCTGGTGGTTCTTTTTTAGAGGTGAATTCTACAACAGAGACAGGACAACTAGAGGTAAATGAAATCAACATAGGATTTTCAAACATTACAGATCAGGTTAGATCGCTGGTTCAAAATGGGGCTTTTTCAGATAAAACTGTAGAAATTTATTTAGCTTACTTTAATTCAGATGAAACTATAGTTGGTGCTATAAATTATTTTACAGGTCAAATAAGAAATGTTGCCATTCAGGAATCTATAGATGATTCTATCTTAACCATGACTGTTGCAAGTCATTGGGCAAACTGGGGTTTAACAAAAGGCAGACATTTTTCAGAAGAATCACAACAATTATTTAGCACAGGCGATAGAGGTATGGAATTTGCCAGTCAAGTCAAAAAAGATGTTAGGTGGGGTAGATAATGGTTTGGCAGGCAATAGTATCATTTTTTAAAGCAGTTGGTGCTACCTATGCAAAATACAAAATCTACATTGATGCTGCTTTAACTATTGGAACTTTATATGTAGGCGTTAAGGGATATCAACAAGCCAAAAATATGCTTGCAAAAGGTCAAGATATTTTAGCTAACAAACAAAGTGCTGGTGGAAAAATACCAGTTATTTATGGAACAAGAAGGGTTGGAGCACAAATTATTTACATGGATGTAAGTAATAATGATTCCAGAGATTTATATGTAGTATACGCCCTTTCAGTTGGAGAATGTGATGAAATTATTGGCAGGACTATTGAGCTAGATGGCAACCCATTAACTGATTCTGCAAGATTTAGAGATGGTGGTTATATTGGTTCAGATAAAATATCTTCAGGATCAGGATCATTGAATACTGTTTCACAAAATGGCACAGGTATAGATGCTGGTGCTGGTGGATTTGGAACAAGTCCAACATCAAGATATAGATATGTTATGAACTTGCATCATGGAGCTGCATCACAAACAGCAGACCCCATGCTTGTTGCATCTATGCCTAATTGGACTTCAGCACATAGACTGGATGGAGTTTGTTACATAGCAGCCCATTATGGCTTTGATGCTGAAGGTATCTGGGGTGGAGTTCCACAGTTAACAGTTCAGGTCAGAGGAAAGAAAGTTTTTGATCCAAGAGATAACACTCAAACATTTGGAACTGTTTCTACTTATAAATATTCAGACAACCCAGCTTTATGTTTTTTGGATTATATTACTGACAATGAAGTGGGTAAGGGATTAACAGAATCACAAATTAATATGACCACCTTTAGCTCTGCTGCTAATGTTTGCGATACTTTGGTTGATCAGCCTTATTTCGATGGTTCTGCTGTAAATACAACATTTAGTGCAACTTCTGGAAATGATTTTCTTTCAATAGAGGGAACATTTGCAAATCAAAATTGGTGGCAAAACAAAATTGGAGAAACATTAAGTATTTTAGATGCTAATGGTGATGGTGTAATAACAGAAGCAGAAATTAAAGACGTTTATAGAAATGAGTTTTTTGATGAAAATGCAGAATATCTGGTTTATATCAATGATGTTTTTTCTTCAACATATACACAAGAAGCAGGTTCTTCTTTGGCAAAGGTTAAAAGATTCCAATGTAATGGTTACTTAGATGCTAATAAGAATGTTATGGATAATGCAAAAGAATTGCTTGCTAATATGCGAGGTATCTTTCTTTATATCGATGGTAAGTATGAGCTCTCAATAGAAGATACAGGCTCATCTAGTTTTAGTATTACCGATGATCATATTATTTCTGATTCTGGTATATCAGTTGATTATGGCAATAAAGACAAGAAGGCAAATAAAGTTATTGTTGAATTTTTTAACGCCAACAAAAAGTATGAGCTAGACACAGCCACAGTCTTACATGATGCATCGCCTAACTACACTTCTGATGATGGTGGCGAGGTCTTAGAGGTTAAGGCAGAATTCCCTTATGTTTCTGATCCTTATATTGCCTACAACATGGCAAAGGCTATTTTAACCAGAAGCAGGAATCAGACCACTATGCAGTTCTTAGGTACTCCTGAGATGTATAAGCTTAACGTAGGAGACATTGTTGATCTTACCTATGCAGGACTAGGATTTAATGGAAAGACATGCAGAGTGGAAGCCTTAGAGCTTCAGCCAAATGGTTTAGTTGCAGTTAGTCTAATAGAATACTTTGATGTTTACACATGGGAAGTGCCACCACAAGAGCCAGTAGAAGAACTATCAAATCTACCTTCAGCCTATGCTGTAAAAGCACCAACAGGATTATCTTTTAC